GGCCTGACCGAACAAGCCGCGATCACCGATCTGCTGGAGAAGCTGCGTGGATAACGAACAGCAGTTCTACGCGTACGTGCTTTGCATGGGCGATTCAGTTCCCGGCCAATCTCCGTGCGGCGTTGTCGGCCTTACGCCCGGGCAGTACGAATTACAGATGAATCGGCCGGACTCACTGTGGTTCTGCCCTCACTGCGGCTCGACTGCGCAATACGACGACGCTCGATCCGAAGAAGCGCAGGGCCTCAACGAGGAGGATAACCCGCTGAAGACCGCGCTGGAGCGGCTGGTCTATACGCACGGCACCGACGACATTCGCAAGATGCTCGAGGTGATCGAAGACGAGGCACGCCATGCGTGACGCGCTCCCCACACAAGACCGCCTGACCCAGATTCGCCGCAGCCACGCGAGCGCACGACCAAGTGCGGAGAATCCAGCGTGGTGTCACACGCACGCGGACCTCACGTTCGCGCTGGCGGAAATCGACCGGCTGTGCGCGGTACTGGCCCGGACTGAGCAGAGGCTCTTCGCGCTGGCATCCGGCATCGAGGGCGAACTTCAGCGTTCCTCTGTCAAGCGCGCAGGAGCGCTCCATGGATAAGGCCCTCATTATTGCGTCCCGTCGCCATCATCAGTGCCGCGTTTTGGAATGTGAGAACGAGCCAGTCGTGTGCGGCGAGTGCTTCGATGATGGCGTGCGCCAATGCAGCGAGGCTGAGAAGAAAGAATTACGGCAGGAGATCGGGCGGCTAGAGCAGTGCCACCGCGAGGGATGGCGCTACGCCAAGGAAATCGAAGACGAGTACCGCAAGCGAACCGGCCATGGCTTCGCTGTCGAGCATGGGAGATGAGCATGGATAAGGCCCTCATTCTCGCCGGCATCCTCGCGATCAGCGCCCTGCTGTTCGCGTGGCTGGACTACCGCCGGTTTCTTCGCAAGCGGGACTTGTCGCGCTACCTGACGCGTCCCGATGAGCGCGTGAGCGCCAATCGCTTCCCGAAGTGGCAGAAGTGAACAGGAGATTTGAATGAGCACCATCGAACACGAAGTAGCCACTGTCGAGCAGTCGCACGCGGTCACCGTATCGAATCCGCTCGATATGGACATCGCCGTGTTCAGCGCGGCTCTGTCTCGCCGTGGAGAGAATCGTCGCGCTCTGATGCAGTGGGTGCGGGAATCGCTCGTCGAAGGCGTGGACTACGGCCGCATCCACACGATGAGCAAGCGCTATCGGGAGGGCCGCGAGCACTGTCAGGACAGGAACTGCACGTACGAGAAGAATCCGCACCACTGGTCGAAGCACTGCTTGTACAAGCCTGGATCGGAAAAGATCGTCGGCATGCTCGGCTGCACGGCGACGTTCCCCACGCTCGGCGATTACGAGAAAGCCGCGCTCACTGGCGTCGAGCTGAAGCAACTGATTCTACGCTGTCACATGCTGGACCCGGCGGGCCGCATCGTCTCCGACGGGATTGGAGCTCGCTCGCTGGATCAGGACTACGGCGACATCAACAAGGCACTGAAGATGGCCGCGAAGTCCGCGATGATCGACGCGACGCTGCGCATGGCCGGACTGTCCGAGGTGTTCACGCAAGACCTCGACGTGATGCAGGCCGAGAAGGAGGCGCGCGAAGCTAAAGGGCAGACCCCCGCCGAAGCGGCGGCAGACAAACCGCCCGAGAGCGCTCCCGACCCGAACCTCGTGCCCGCCGGCAAGCATCGCGGCAAGAAGTGGATCGAGGTGGCTGAGGACTATCTGAACTGGTGCGTCAATGCTGGCAAGGCGCCCGAAGCCCTGAAGGCTGGCGCTCAGAAGGAACTCGAGCGTCGCGACTTCGAGCGCACCAAGGGCATCGACGGTGACGAGAAAATTCCACACTGATATGGCTTGCCAGCATCCCGAATCAGTGAAGCGACGGCGTAGGCGTCTCAACCGAGACGGCTACCCGTACGAGGCTGTCGTGTGCCGCATCTGCGCGAACGCCGTTGCCTTGCGTGGATATCACCGCCGCAAGCTCCTGAGACGAGTGTGGCGTTTGCTGGCAACCATGCCACGGCCCTGCCTATGAGCGGCCTATCCAACGAGGATTGCGATGCGGCGCTGGAGTTCCTGCAAGACTCCTGCGAGGCGATTGCGGCCAGCAAGGGCGAGCTGGAGCGCTCCGAGATTCTGCGCAAGCGTGCCCGCAAGCGAATCTTTCTCGGCGCGCCCGATGGTCCCGTGGCTCAGCGCGAGGCATACGCGGAAGTTAACGAGGAAGTCATCGCAGCAGACGAGCGTCACATCGAAGCCGTGGTGGCCTATGAATCTCTGCGGGCGAAGCGGGAGCTGCGGGTGATTCAGACCGAGGTATACCGCACACAGGAAGCCAGCCGGCGGCAGGTGAGGCCGTGAACCCCAAGGCTCGCGAACATCGCTATACCCGTCTGCGCGAAATGCTGTGCATCGCCTGCACCCTTGAGGGCATGCCGCAACCGATGTTCCCCGAGATCCACCACCTCAACGGTGGCGGGCATGCTGGACAGAAGAGGCGTGGCGATGAATTCACGATTCCGCTATGCCCATGGCACCACCAAGGCAGGCCACCTGATCCGATGACGACGATTGCCGGCGCGTACATCGAGTACGGTCCGTCGCTGAAGCATCACTCTCGACAGTTCCGCGAGAAGTACGGAAGCGATGACTACTTGCTTACGTGCGTGAACATCGAGATCGAACACCGCGACCGAATCGCACGGAGAACCGCATGCTCCTAAGCCGCCCCGCCCGCAATCGCATCAGCGCCATTGCAAACTTTCTGGACCGCTGCGCGCTGCGACTTCGCAGAGTAGTCCGGGATAGTACGCCGCGCAGAAAGCGCGGGGCGAAGGCTGAAGCGGAGCGCATCGAATGAATTGGTTCTCTGCATTTCTGGAACTGCTGTTCATTGCCGTCTACGTAGCCACGACTGCCGCGCTCGACTGGCTGTTCAGCACAGACACTAAGCCGCTGACGCTGCTCTTCGGGTTGGTGTGCGTGAACGCGTTCCGCAACGGGCTTTTCAAGCCAAAGCGCAACATCCCATGACCCCTTCTTCCGCACTTCAAGGAGGACGTATGAGCCCGCGTGAGAATCTGCTGGATCAGCGATGATCCGCTATCACGGCCTGCCAATGACGCCGATCGACACGATGATCAATGCATTGGTCAGTAAGAACGCCATGGTCAGCTACGCCAATCCTGAACAGATGGAAGTCGCGTGCCAGAAGTGCTCGTCGGTTGCGATCGATTGCGGAACGTATACCGCCTACGTGGCCGGCGAGAAGTACAACCCAGAGGGGTACCTTGAGTTTGTAACGCTCTGGCTACGTCATCCCTGCGTTGTGTGGGCCACCATTCCGGACATCATCGACGGGACCGAAGAAGAAAACGATGCTCTGATCGATGCTTGGCCACATGACAAGGCGCTTTCAGTTCCCGTCTATCACCTGCACGAGGATCTGTCGCGGCTGGAGCGGTTGATCAAGGAATACCCCCGCATCGGATTTGGCTCATCCGGAGTGTTCAGCGATCCGAACTCGCCACCATGGTGGAAACGGATGCGCGAAGTCATGAAGGTCGCCTGTGACTCCGAAGGCTACCCACTACGCAAGTACCACGGCTTCCGGATGCTCGATACCGGCATCTTCTCGCGTATCCCGCTCGCATCTGCCGACTCAACGAACGTCGCGCGAAACATCGGTTTCGATACTCGATGGAGTGGCACCTATGTTCCCCGGTCAAAGACCGCGCGGGCTCTCGTGCTGATCAGCAACATTGATCACCACATAGCAGCCGATCGCTGGAACTTCGACGAGGACGGCCTCCAGAACTTCGAGTTACTCGGATGACAGTTGTAACCGACGACCTGATCGAAGCGCACCGTCGCTTCGCAATGCTGGAAGCTCTCGCGAATCACCTACGGTACTGCAAGGTATGTGCGCAGAACGATGTCGAAAACTGCGAACTGGGAAAGCAACTGTGGCTAGCTTCTGGCCACGAACTGGTTCCGTTCACATGACCCCTTCTTCCGCACTTCAAGGAGGACGTATGAGCCCGCGTGAGAATCTGCTGGACGCATCCTGTCGCCTGACGATGCAGGCGCATCGGGCGAACGAGCACGGCGACCGCGAGGAAGGCATGCGCTGCGGCTGGATGGCGATGTACCTCGACGCGAGGGCTAGGGGACATTCCAAGCACAACGCCAGCATGCGGGCGAACGTGTACGAGCGGCGGGGGGATTTGTAGTGGCCGCAAAGCGCTTGATCGAGTGGCACGGCATCACCCTCGGGATCGCAGAGTGGGCGAGGAAGCTTGGGATACTTCCCGCCACGATGTCGGCTCGCTTGCTCTCAATGCCAGTCGAGAAAGCCTTTACGATGCCCACGCAGGCTTGCGGCGGCAGCGTGAAGCGTATCGAACCGTCGCCAATGTTCGGCGAGTACACCGCCGAAGAAGCGGCTCTCTACGGACTAGTGGACGCTGATGAATACCTCGCGCTGTACGAGCGGCAATCAAGGAATCGCAAGTGAAACTCCTCCTCCTGTGCCTGCTGCTATCCGGCTGCACACTTCACGCGAAGGCGCGCGAGTGTCGTGCCTTGGGCCACGAGGTCATGCCGATCGTGGATGAGAGCGGACGCACGGTGGATGTGCGATGCCTTTACCGGTAGGAGCGGACAGTGTTTAAGGTCTACGAAACAAAATGCGATCAATGCCTTTTCTCGAAGGACAGGATCGTCAGCAACAGCCGGCGGGTGGAAGTCTTAGCCGAATGCAAACGGCGGGACTCGCACTTCATCTGCCACAAGGCGACGCTCTTGAATCAGGACGTGTGCTGCCGCGGATTCTTCGATACGCAGACCTCGCAGCTAATCCGCATCGCCGGACGGCTCGGCGCTATCGAGTTCGTACCGTTACCTCCACAGAGATGACGTGAGCACCCTCGGCCTGCAACAAGCTGCCCGCCTGCTGCGCATCAGTGAGGATGCGTTGATGCGCAAGGCGCGCGCGGAGTCGGAATGACCACGTGGACCGACAAGATGAAGCGCGAGCTGGCGGACGTGCAGATTCTGCCGCTTGAGCAATTGCGCGCGCTGCCGGCAGAGTTCGGCGACTACGACGGCGGGATTTACTTTCTGTGGCTCGGCGAGGAGCTGCAGTACATCGGCAAGTCGCGGCAACTCTGTAACCGCCTGAACTATCACAAGGTGAAGTTCGACCGCTGCACCCTCCTGCTAATCGTCAGCGACGAGCGTATCCACGACTTCTCGAAAGACCCCGAAATGCAGCGGCTGGAACGTGCCTACATCGCGCACTACCAGCCGCCGCACAACTGCCTGCATCAGAATCCTGGAACATGAGCGAGCTGAACGAAAACGACTACTTCACCGTGCGACAGGCTGCCGAGTACGCGCGCTGCTCGTATAGTCATTGGCGTTCGCGCATTCAGCCGCACTTCCCGCCGGGCGAGTTCTTCGGCAGACTCCTGTATCGCAAGGCCGACGTTCAACTCTTCGTCGAGACAAAAACCAGATGGCCACAATCAACTGGCGACGCGGGAAGGCGGGCGAGTTCGCGCAGCTCAACTGGTCCGAGAACGGATGCCAGCACCGAGTCACCCTCGGTCGGATCTCGCCGCATGACGCGGAGCTCCGGCGCAAGGCCAAGGAAGTTGAGCTTGGTACCGGAGAGCCGATCTTCGTCCCCTCCATGCGATTCATCGACCACCGCAGGGACTACCTGACGTGGCACGAATCAGAGTTCCCGGACAGTCACTTCCGGGTGAGGCAGATCCTCGAACAGTGCTGCGCGACCTTCGAGCCGAAGGCGCTCGCGCAGGTGACGAAACGCGACGTGGAGGGGTGGAAGGCTACACGGGTCAGCCGGATCGGCGTGAATCGCCGCAAGGAACGCGCGAAGGTCTCACGCAGTACGGCCGGCAAGGAATTCCGAACGGTGAAGGCGTGCTTCTCGAAGGCGGTGGATTGGGAACGGCTTCGCAAGAGCCCATTCGATGGAGTGGAGGAACCGAAGAACCTCAAGAGCGCGCCACCGCACTGGTACCGGAAACCGGAACTCGCACAGCTCTACGCCTGCGAGTCGTACGGGGATACCTGGCGAGTGATTGCGAACGGCGGACTGCGCCGCGCCGAGGCATTGCAGCTCCGACCGGAGGATGTGGACTTCGCCGGCAAGGCGATCCATGTGCTCTCCACCGAGGACGATCGGACGAAATCCGGCGAGTGGAGATTGGTGCCTCTGTCCAGAACCGCCGCTGCGGCCCTACGCCGGCTCATCAAAGCGGGCGGCAGATCGGCCTACGTGATCCCGCATGTCACCGGCCCGAGCCTGTCGCGGGCCTTCGCGCGCGATGTGGAGCGACTCGGGCTGAAGGGGTCGCTTCACTCACTGCGGCACAGCTACGGGGCGCATATGGTGATGGCCGGCGTTCCCTTGCGAACGCTGCAGAAGCTGATGGGTCACGCCAACTTCGAGACCACGGAGCGCTACGCCCACGTGGCCGACGACCACATGAAAAAGCAGGCCCGAGCGGTCAGTTTTTAGCACTCGGAATAGCACACGGAGCCGCAAGTGATTGTTCCACGTGAAACAGTGATAGCCCTCTCAAGGCTGGAACACCGGTTCAAATCCGGTTGGGAGCGCCATGGTTTCAGAGGCTTAGGCGAATCTTGCCTAACGCCTCTCGGCTCATCCACGCCAAGAAACGCCACTGTGTGCTACGAAAACAGCACACAAGCACGCGCCATGTCGCCTCCCTCCCGCCGCGTCCACACAGGAGCCCTGACATGAATGACCTCGAGCCTCTCGCCCTGTTCGGCCGTATCGTGCTGGAGGAATCGCGCGACTGCTGCGACCTCGACGGCGGCTGGCTGCGAGAAAAGGCAGTGGAGTGCGGACTGTTGGAAGCGTTTGCGGTAACCGAGCCGTGCAATCCCAAAGACTGCCGCTGTGCTGAGTGGGACGGCTTCCCCGCGACGTGCTACCGACTGACAGCCGCCGCGCGCGTGGTGAAGGTGACCGTCAATGAGTGAGTCCACGACTACCCATGAGCAGCTCCCGGACGACTATTTCGATGACGAGTACGAGCCGGACGAATGGGAAGAGGAAATGGCCGACTGTTACGGACACTTTGAAAGTCAGTCGCCTAATGCGGTCTTCTTATGCGGCGCGGTTGGCTCTGAAGATTGCGACGAGTGTCCCTGCTATGCATGGCTCGGCCTCACCAATCAACAGATCGATGCGCTCGACACTTTCGAGGGGGACATCCTGTGAGCGCTCCCCCTGAACCCGAAACCCTCGTCGACCGCCTGCTTCAAGCAGCGCCAACATGCCGTGGATGGGTTGAGTGCCACTTACTGCGAGAAGCCGCCGCACACATCGACTGGCTTCACGAACGGCTGGAGGTGCGCGGCAGGGACAGCCATGGAGGTATGGTGTGGCTCGGCATTGGTGATTACGACGGCATCGCGTGCCGAGACGAGACGATCAGGAAGCTTGACGATGTGATAGCGAGGATCAGGTGAGCGCAGATCGGCAGTGCAATTGGCTGGTCCACTTCGCGCAGTCCATGGCGCTGCGGCTATTCGGTGCCAAGCGATGGCTGTGGCATTGCGAACGCTGTGGCAGGAGGGTTTCGTGACCGAGGCATCAACCTGCTACGCCTGCGGGCGGGATAAGGACGAGGGCGACCGGCTGCGCGCCATAATCGCGGAACTTGAAGGCAAGCGCATTCCCTGGCGTTGCGGCGTGTGCGATTACCTCAACGGACCCAACAGCCCCAATTGCCTGTACTGCCTGCATGCACGGGGCAATGCGTTAACGCCAGAGGAGCTGAAGTGAAGCCGCGCCGAATTGTGAAGATCACGCACACCCATCCACTTGACGCCCTTGTCGATAGCGTCATGCGCTGCACAGTCTGTGGCGCCAAGATGGGCGAATGCGACTGCTGGACGCGCTGCGGATGCGGGTGGAGCTACCGCAAGGGCACGAGCTGCAACAATCCAGCCTGCGATCCGTCAGCGCAGCCATGATGAGCGAAGCCGACCAGCGCCGTGCGTGGCGCTACGCCGATGAGCTGCGCAAGTACGTCGCGCTCAACGCGGAGCCCACGAGCGGGCTGCTGCTGGGCGTGGCGGCGTTGTTGGAGCGACTCGTTTCACCACAACCTGCGGAGCCACGATGATCCTCGACGCATGGCAATTACTCGCTCGGCGCATGGCTTACCGTCGCTGGCGCCAAGGCAGATGGGTCCAACTGGCTGACGGCCGATGGCTGCGAACGATGCAACGGTATGGCCTGAGGTACGACGCATGCGAATGGTACACCGACATATGAAGTGCCCCCGAACGGAGCCGAAGTGAGCTGGGCCGTCGAACGCGACAATGCTGGCAGGCCGGTGCGGCTGATCTGGCTGGGCCGTGATGATCGGTGCGAGCCGAAGGAACCGCGGCAGCTCGTCCACGGGTGTCCCGGCTGCGGCTTTCACTTCGGATGGCACAAGATGGGATGCAAGCTGAAGGCTACCAAGTGAAGCGCCTATCCCTCGCGCTGCGTTCCCTGCGCGCCTCCGTGGCGTGGCTCAACACGCACCCGCGCATCGATATAGCCCCGACCCGCAAGGAGGCTGCGCGCGTGAGCTACCAGCTTGGGTTTCGAGCGGGGTATCGTGCGCGAGGGCGTGGATCAGCAGGTGATGCATGAGCCAGGAAGTCAGCATGATGAACTACTACGCCGGGCGCTTCGAGGCGCTAGAGAGGCGCGTCTCTGACCTTGAAAACGAACTGCGTCAGGCGCGACTACTCATTGAAGCGCTGTGCTCTGGAAATACCTACCCGGCATCCGGCGCTCTTCCGTGAAGGGTGAATCAGTGATGACCAAGATCGACCTCGCATCCCTGCGCGTGTACGCCGTGCTCGACGGTGAGCGACTAGCGGCGCTGTGGGCGGAGATAGAGCGGCTGCAAAGCCTATGCGAATCCTTGGCTGATAACGTAGAGCGGCTGGCGAAAGAGAATGCCGGCCTCGTTGCCGACTTGAACAACAGTTTGCCTGAGCGTTGGAGATGAATCATGAGCATTGAGTTCCACGTTGATCCAGACCTTTGGGCTGTCTTCAAGGCTGTCACTGTCCAGAAGGACGCTCTCTCGGATGAGAACGCCGCCCTTCGTGCGCGTGTTGCGCAACTTGAAGAAGAAGCGCGGCTCCTGCCGTTCTGGCGCAGACGCGCAAAGCACGCGACCAAACTCTTGCTCGCCCCGAAAGGCTGCAACTGCGCCACCCTCGGCGGCTGCAGCAAGTGCTACACCGGCCCTGTCACTGACTTACGCGCTCTGAGAACCACATGAAGATCGAGAAACTTGAGCAGATTGACGAGCTGCTGCGGGCTGGTGGCGAGCTGGCAATCTCTGGCTACTCAGATGTCCTGCGCATCACGGAACAGCCCCGGAAGTTCCATGCGCGGATATGGAAGCGTGGCCGGCCGGAGTCCTCGCACAACTACATCGGCGACAACGCCGTGGACACGCTGGCTGGCCTTGAGAACTATCTCGTGCAACACGCTGGCCGGTCACGTGATGCTGGCGCTTAAAGTCGTCGGGATATTCCTGCTGGTGGCAGCGGTCGGCTATGCCTTTATCCTGCTGCTTACTGACAGTTGAGAACCGCATGAAAGTCTTTGCAAGCAGCGCGCTGATTGCAGCGTGCGCATTGGCCATCTTCATGGCTGGCCTATACATTCTGTTGCGCCTGTTCTTGTGGCGACAGGCTCGGCGTCGATCACTGTGAGTCCCAATCTGCAAGAATTGCGGAAAGGAGGAGACGGCCCCCCGGTCACTGATCGCCCTTTCGGGAGTGCAACCTTTCAGCTGCTCGTGATGGTCCGGCGCATGACCGTCTCACGCGAATGGTACGCCGTTAAACCCCCGTAAAAACCCCCGTTCCGACGGGGGAGAAATGTCATGTTCGATGCCCAGTGAGTAACTGTATGGATGAATTCGAGCGCGGTGTGGCCATAGGCAAAGCCGTAGAGTCGGCAGAGGGTTGCATTTGCCGTGGCAATTGGCGAGCTATCGTGAAGGAAAGCCAGCCGCTGATCGACAAGCGCTTCACGGACCATCGCGGACACGAATTCAGCTTCTTCGGAGTCGTCCATGGTGGCGACGATTTCTACTACGGCATGTGGAGCAAGGAGCACGGAATGCGATTGCTATCGTGCGTGGGCTCGCTCGAAGCCCATGGATTTACTATGAGCACCACATGACATCGTTCGTCCGCGTACTGAACACCGGAGCGGTGATCGTGGACCTTGCCGGCTGGCTGCGTACACCGGCAGGATTGGCACAGCTTGCTGCGATCAGTCGTCTGAGGGATCGCCTTCGTGACGCCACGAAAGGGATATGAGGGTAGTTCACAGGTGAGAACCGCATGTTAGTCGGCCCGGTCATGGGAAGCGTTTGGGGCGTTCGCACGATGAAGCCGGTGGGACCGACCTCTCGCCGTCGTTGCTTCTGCGGTTGCGGCAAGCGCGCCACGCACCTCGGTCTAGGGGATGGGGTTGGCCTTGTTACCGCCTGCGAACTCTACATCCGCCGGTGGGTTCGTGACGGTGTCAAGACTTCGCGACTCGCCGTGTGTCGAACAAAGCTGAGCACCACATGAAATCCGTGATGGGGATACACACCGAACCGACGAACGAAGAATTCTACGACAGCGAGATCGCGCCGAAGTTGCTTGAACTAGCGAACCAGTGCGGTGATCGCGGGATGTCGTTTGTGTCGGTTGTCGAATACGCTCCCGGCGAGCGCTCCACGACGAAGCGATTGATGACCGACGCGGGGCTGGCGATGGTCATGCTGGCGCACTGCGCGAAGATGGGCGAGAACGTGGACGGCTACATTATGGGGCTGATGCGCTACTGCCGCGAGAAGAGTATCGACATTAGCGCAAGCATCATTCTCAGCAAGTTCACCGGATAGCGGAACAGCTACTCGCTGACCAGATCTGAGAACCACCACAACAATAAAAAGGGACGACACCATGATATGGGACAGGATCAAGGGATCAATACGCGCGATGATTCGGGAGGAACTGAAGGCGCAGGAGTATCGCCAGGCACGCAGCATCGACTACGGCCTGCGCATGAACGCCATCATGGACTCCGCGCGCTTCGTAGAGCAGAACATCCCGCTTTCCAAGCGTTTCTCGTCAGAGGATCTGCGCAGGCAGGCGATCCAGACGGCACCGCCCGGGATGATGCTCGAGTTCGGGGTGTGGAAAGGCGACTGGATCACGCGGATGTCGCAGATGGCGCCGAGCTTGCACTGGTACGGCTTCGATTCGTTCGAGGGGTTGCCGGAGGCGTGGTCGATTCGGCAGGCGGGATTCTTCGCGCTCGATGCGCTACCGGCGGTGCCGGCGAACGTCACGCTCGTGAAGGGCTGGTTCAAGGACACGCTGCCGAAGTTTCTGGACGAGCATTCCGGGCCGCTTGGCTTCAGTCACATCGACGGGGACCTCTACTCATCGACGATCGAGGTATTGGATCTGCTGGCCGAACGGCTGCAGGTGGGAACGACGCTGGTGCTGGATGACTTTCTCGTCGAGCCAGGCTGGCAGCGCGAAGAGCATCGGGCGTGGTTTGAATTTCTCGGCAAGAACCCGCGAATCCGGTGGGAGTACCTCGGCTACCAGCCGGATCTCTTCGGGTCGGTTGGGGTTAGGATCACGGGGGTCTGAGACGGCGTCGGAGAAGAGAGCCATGAGTTTTACAGGCTGGGAAGGCAACACGGCGAGCGGTAGTGCAGGCGAAGAACTTAACGTCAGACCAAGCCATCGAAGTGTTGCGCGCCGCGCTGCTCAAGGCGAAGCGCTCGCACTATTTCTGCGAAGACTGTTGGTATACCTGTCCAATGCACCCGGAAGGTTCTTGCAACGAGCGCAAGGCGAAGAAGTGCGACTGCGGCGCCGGTGAGTTTAACGCGGAGATTGACCGCGTTTTGCTCTGCGTCAAGGAGCGGAGCTATGAAAATTTGGGCGCTGCAGTCTGGCGGAAGTGACGGAGACGTCATCGTCGGCCACGTCATCCTGCCGGACGGACTAAACATTCGGGCCGAGCTAATCGAATACAGAGCGTGGTATCGCGATGTGTATTGTGCGAAGGGTGCGCGCGTACAGTATCAGACGTTTCAACGCTGGCTTACGGATCGTGGCGCGCGAGAGCCCACGCCGGACGAGCTAGAAGTTCTTGAAGAATACTGAGGCGCTGGCAGGGCCTGAACTTAGCGTCCCTCTGACACCAGCCCGCCATTCATAAGCGCGGCTTGCTTGCGATACCACGAAACCCAGCCCGCTAATCGTTCAGCGTCTCGCTCGCACCGTCGAGCAGTATCACTAAGGCTTGCTGAAGCTCGCTCGATGCGTTCGTCGCTTCCGGTGGACTCAGGAGCGAGGCTGGGGCTTCCGGGAACCGCGGGCATTTGGCCACCGTTGCGATTGGCGTTGTACTGGCGCAGGAGGTGAGCGTAGCGGCGCTGATAATCAGCAGCGCGAGAGTCAATGGCCTTGAGTGCTTCGGCATGACGGGCTTCCTGTTCGGCGGTGAGACGTTCTGATGCAGTCTCTAGAGTACGGGTGCGTTCCTCGGCTCGGGCCTTGGCGAGCGCGGCGGCAAGAATGAGCGGCTTGTAGTGGCCTTCTGTCGCCTCTACACCGCGTTCGTAGGACCAGTGGTAGGCCGCGAGCAGCACGAGGCCGACGATGAGGACTCCGGCAAGCGGCTTCCAGAATTTCAGCGCGAGCGGTAGGAATGGAATCACGGCTGCGGCTCCGACTGTCGCGAATTGAAGTACCCGCGCCATGCGGTGAGCAGGCCGGATGCGAGCAGAATCCACTTGAGCGCTTTGTCCGTGAATACCCCATCGGCCACCGCGAGCACGCCTACGGTGACCTGCGAGAAACCAATCGCCTTCGTGCCGTGCGAACGGAAAAAGTCATAGATGGTTTTCAATGCCGTCATCATCGGGCCCCCGTTGCGAGTTGTTTTGCGACGGCCTTGGCCCTCACCGGTGTCTGCTTGGCCCATAGGCTATCGAGAGCTTCGGACTCGGCTTCCGTCCATACCTTGGCACGTATGGCGATCAGCATCTTCTTGAAGCCGCGCAGGCGGTCCATGCCCATCTGGTAGGCCATTTCGATCAGCGCCTCGCGCCGCATTTCGTCCAGGTCCGGCCAGAAGTCGAATACCCGCGCGCATTCCAGTTCAGTCGCCTCAAGCTGCTTCGTCATCAGCCAGTCGGCACCGACGACGGAGATCGACACGGTGAGCATGTGATTGTCGAGCAGGAACTTCCATTCCGCTGGCGACAAGGGATTCGTTTCAAGACAACGCCCCTTGGCGAACGTCCACAACCCTTCCGTGTCCTTGTAGGGATTGGTACGGAATCCCTCGTGACCGGATACCGATTCGAACAGGCTCATCGTTCATCTCCCCGCTGTCCGTTGAACACCTTTGCGTCGAGCTTGTTCAGGCGGCGTTCGTGCTCTTCTACCGCGCGCGGCAGATATTTATCGACCACGAGATGCTTCCAGTCGCGCATACCCTGCTGATCCTTCTCCAGCGTCTTTACCTGCTGTAGCAGCGGCCACAGTTCCTTGTTGATGGCGGTGATAGTGTTCACGTACTCCGCGTCGCGATCCTTGGCGCGCTGCTCGAAGCGGCCCTCCAGCTTCGTAAGGGACGAAGCAATGGCAGCAATTCTGTGTTGCAGGAGCGCCCAGACCACCCCGACGAGCGCCAGAACAATCGGCAGCCCAACGATGAGAATGAACCTGGCATCGTCGCTCACTCAGTCCTCGTTGCAGTACGCCTGCGTTACCCGACGGGAGAGATAGCGGAACTGCTCATCGGTCCACGTCGCGCAGGCGAGGATCTGATCGACTTTCGTGCACTGGCCGGGCGTGAGATGGTCACGCACTTCTGGATCGTCCAGCATGTTGCGGAATGAATTGATGATGATGACCTGATGTGAAATGTTCGCTGCTCCTTAGTGGTCGTCAGTCTTGATACCCAAGGCTTCGATTCTGGCGCGCATGATCTGCGCGTCGTACTGCGCAAGGCGCGCTTCACGCTCGGCGAGCTGCGCGAGCACGACGGCGAGAATGGCAAGCCCTACGCCAAGCGTTCCGAGCACGATGGCGATGATGGATAGCGTGCGCTCGGACAGTTCGATCTTCGTGACCTGCACCTGCGCACGATCACTTGCGTGAACACTATCGTCCGGGCTCTGCGTGTGGTTCACGACATCAGGGTTCACGTCCGCTCCGATAGCGCTGTCGCTCCTGAATGAGGAAGTCCACCTTCGCGCCGATGGCTTCGACCTTGCCGTTGATCGTGTAGAGAGCCTGTCCCACAGAGACGACGCCGATTGTAACCAGCGTCGCCACGATGCCGAGGACCCACCAGATGAGGCGCGTGTTGCCATTCATGTTCCCCACGCCGTACGGGTTCTCATAGCCATCGGCTCCTACTTCACGTCTCATGTGCGTATTTTCATCGCGTGCTCGCGCCAGCGCACGATGACCGACATCTCCGGCGCCATACACGACTGTTCCGCTGTCACTTCTACCCCCGTCGTCACTTATTCTGCGTGATTTTAATTGCTACGACCGCGCGCGCCAGCGAGAGGGGATGTCCCCGTCGTACCACAATGCAATTCCAGTATTGGCACCGAGCGTTACAGCGATGCAGATGTCTGCTAACCTCGCCGCATGCAGATATTCCGGATCTACCGTGTCCCGCCAGAGCGGCGGGCGAATGTGGATAAGGCCCTGCAAGAACTGCAGGCTGATCGAGACCGCAGGTGTACGACCTGCGAGACGACCTTTGCGGTGATCCTGCTGGTTCTCTTCGTGCTGTTATGGTTCGGCTTTGGGATACCGACGCCGATATCCCTCGCCTAGACGAATCACGAGATTTCGCGCCGGACGCTCGTACCACCGCAGGGCAATCCACGCGATACCCATTGCCCCGACGACCGTGGCGACGATGCGTGACACTTGAGGCAGCCCTTCCGTCACCGACCATACAAACGGGTGGATGAGATAGAGCCCGTAGCTCACGTCGCCGAAGAAGCGACTGATACCCGCAAGCACCACGTTCTGTGTTGACCAGAAAAAGCCAGCGACAATCAGTACCGCGAGGCTTGTGTAGGCGACGCCCTGCCAACCCAAAAGCAAAGCGCGGTCGGGAGCACCGGGAAAGGCGAACAGTGCGATCGCGCAGGCAATCCCCAGCAGCGGCAGCCAGGTCCCGCGCGGCGCCAGCTTCGCAATCAGCATGCCGCCGAAGAAGAACACTAGAAACGCGCCGGGCTGGGTGTAGACCGCGAAGCTCCCGAACAGGTCGGCCCCGACGACCTCACTGGCAAAGGCTAACCGCAGTGAGAAGAACGCAACGAACACGAGGATCGCCGCGCGCCCGGTGAGGCCCAGCAGCACCGGAAAGAGCGCATACAGCACGCACTCAATACCGAGGCTCCATCCTCCGGTAACCGATGAGGTCTGACCCGGCGAGGCAAAGCCAAAGAGCATCGAGAGATTCAAGAACTCCCGTGCGCTATCCCAATCACGTCCAACAAGAGTCGGCGCGAGCGCACATGCAACATAGAGGGGCGCAAGGCGTGCGAAGCGCCGCAGCAGGAACTGCGGGATTGAAAGGTCCTTCCCGAGCCGCCCGGCATATATGTGATAGAGCACCGCGCCGGAGATCGTGAAGAAGACGTAGACCCCGTAGAGTCCCCATTCACGGAAATGGGCAATCCCGCTCCACCATAGACAATGGTAGAGCGCCACCAGCAATGCGCACAACCCCCGCAGCAGCTCGAGCCCGAGTAGTTTCTTCGGCACCGCTCAAGTGTAGCTTCACATCGTGTTGGTAGCATGGTCCATGATCGCGACGTACACCACGATAGTCATGTCGTTGGACCCATCCGGCAGGAATCCGGCATCCGTCGTGTACTGGCATCGCAGCGAGCCCCCGGAGGCAATCTTGTTCCCGTCCTGCAGCGGCGGGACCATTGTGGAGGCGTTGCCCGCGTTCGATGAGTTGAGCGTCAGGGTCGTGGTTGCGGCAACTCCCGAAACTAGCGGCTCGATCAGCATCGTTCCTGCGGTGACGTTCGCTTCCGTTGCCACCCCGATCCCTACCACCCATGCCGTATTGGGCATGCGGTAGAACGTTGCGGCCGCATTGACTCCGGCAAGCGCTACGTCCGTCTGGCTCGCCGCGACGTTCGTGACCTGGAAATAGAACGGGACGATGCTGAGGAACGATACTCGCGTTCCCAACGCCGCGATGTTGATGCTGGCGAGTTTCAGCCCGCTGGTATTCCAGTAGTTGCGGCCGATCTCGATGTCTCGTGAGTCCGCGCCAACCGTGATCGGCGGAAGTGTCGAAAGAGATGAGAAGCGATTTCCCTCAATGACGCATCCGCGCGCGCTGTTGTAGTTGACGCACGTCCCGGTTCCGGAAGTCTGGTTCGAGCGCACGATCTCGTTGCCGGAAATGATCCCACCAAGGCATTGATCGGCAGACACCGCATCCAGGTAAATACAATCGAAGTTGCTGGCGGCGCCGGACAGCTCTCCGTGGCACCCCTGAATCACATGGTGGCGAACGTTCTTGAGCGCGATCCAGTGGGCTCCAGCGTTGCCGTGGTTGAAATACGAATCGCGCATGATAAAGCTCGATCCGTCCTGCGCCAGCACGTTTTCGTTCGTGTTGTAGTGGACTTGAGAGCCGTCGCAAATGACGAGCTGCGTCCACGCCAGTGACTGCGCGCCCTTGTCGGCATGGATGCCGCGATAGTTGCCCTCGATGACGCTCTTTCTCACGACGGTGATCTGCGTGTCGCCGCCGGAGAGGCGCAGACCCGCCTTGTCGGTCGAGGTGAAGCCGTGGATTTTCGAGTTGTCGAGCAGGATGGAATTGCCGGAAATGATCTCGATGCCGTGTCCTGTCGCGCCACTGCCTTCGAGTTCGATGTTCTGAAGCGTGAGTCCGACCCAGCTCGTGGACTGCACGCCGGTCCCGGTGATCGCATTCCCGGAGCCGGTGTAAATAAGGCGTGTCGCCGCACTCGTTGCAAACTGCTCACCGAATGCCCCGCCGATGCCACGAAGCTTGACATGTTTGTTGACCGGGATGGTGAGCCCGGTGTTGTAGGTGATGTCCCCGTCCGTAATATCCACCGTCCCACCGCCGGTCGGCAGCGCATTGATGGCGGCCTGAAGCCCGGTGGCATTGGTTGCCGCGCTGGCGGATGAGGAAACGCCTTGGCGTGCGGCCTGCCCGGGCAGATACGCATAGTTGACCGGGATGATGCCGGCGGCGCGCTCTGCGTCCGTGAGATCGCGCGAGTCATCCGCCGCGTCGAACACTTCGCCGCTCGCCGAGTCGAGTTGCTTGAGAAGCGGTGTCCGTGCCATCAGAGGATGCTCGTCCAGCCAAGATGCACAGTTACATCTGCATAGGCCGTCGCGCTCAACGAGTCAGTGACTGTGCAGCGCGCAACTCCATCCATTCGCGTGCCATCAAAGAAGCTTGTGCCTCTGAACGTCGTTGTCGCAGAGGCGGGGGAATCAATCGTGATGCCTGTACCGCCGGTCAGCCATGCCCACGCATAGGTGTATCCGGGTGTTCCGCCAGTTGGCGTCACTACCGTCGATCCGGTTACGGCCGTCTTCGGGTTCGGGGGCGGGAACCCCCCGCCTGCACTAAGATTGTCCGGCACGGCAGTGGCAGCAAGAGCGGCTGTCACAGACGAGGCTGCTGCGGCGAGCCCATCCCCGACCGGCTCCACAACACTCACTTCGCCGCTTCGCGTGAGGCGAAGCCAGTAGTAGCGCGTTGTGGTATCCGTCTTCTGAAGGAAGAGTCCAACCGCGTAGCCACTCCATGCAAGCGTTGCGCTTGCAAACGGACTTACCGAGGTGTGCTCGAAAAGCTCCACGAACCCAATCATCTTGGAGACGCTCGGCAAGGCCCACGAAAACTTGATGCCGTTTGCCTTGCCCACCGCGGTGAAATCGACCGGCTTTTCGCCGTGCTCGCCGGGGGCTTCGATGTTGGAACTCTCGCCGTCGGTCGGACCTGCGGGCTCCCACTCCGAATACAACGGTAGCCGCCCGAACTCAGGATCAATGCGCGCGCGAATCCAGTAGTAGCGCAAACCGCCAAGCGGAAGCTGATGGAAGTACGCCGAGCCCTTCACCTCTCCGGCGCTGGTTGCATTCTCGCGGTTGTTGTCGATGCTCGCCCAGACCTCGATGACGGTGTACGCATCGGAGGCTGGCGGCGTCCACGTCAGGGAATTTCCACCCTGCACGTGACTGGCGACGAGATCGGCAGGCGCGGGAGGCGTGGCGTCCTCGTCGTCTTCCGGGACTTGCGGCTCCGGGATGTACTGAATCCGAAGCGCAGCGTTCGAGTAGTCGTGACCTGAAATGACGGCCGGATCAGCGTATCCGGCGTGAGGGTTGCCGGGTCTCGCGATCGGATCGGCTATCACTGGATTCGGCGTGAGCGTCGAACTGCGATCCACCATCGCATTGCCGGACTGCGTCACGGTCCCGGTCAATGCCGAAAACTTTCCCGCCATGATCGGAAACGAAAGCTGGTTGCCATCGAGCAGCAGCAGGAAAGAGCCGGGACTGCCGGCACCACCGGCACCGGGGTGCATCTGGATATTGCCGTTGGTGATGAAGGCCGGAGCTGTCGTGCTCTCGCCGTTCAGAGTGATGCTGCCTGAGGCACCATAAGCAAAGCCACGACAGATCAGGCAGAAGCCCGCCCCCCCGGCTCCCCCGGCACCACCAGCCGCAAGAACCGAGTCGTTCTGCGAGACGATGCGGCCACCGGGCGCCCCGCCGGTCCCGCGAAGATCGGTCGGCAAGCCGAGCAGGGTACTGCCATCGACGCGCAGCTCAAGCGAGGGGAACGCATCGTTCTTTGCCTTGGTCAGTTCAGCCGGGAGCGTTCGAACTTTATGGAACCCGGTGATACCGGCGACCTCATCGACGCGAATCCCATCCCAGCCGCGTGAGTTGCCGATGAAGCCGGGATTCCCCGCGAAGGTGTCATCCCACGCGCCCGTACCCGGATCGGAAACACCAGCCTGGCCGTCGCCGGTTCCGACCAGATCGCCGTTCTTCGTCACGAAGCCGCGAATCTGAAACATCACGTTTTCGGTGATGTTGATGATTACGCCATCGAGAAAGGTCAGATCGCCGAGGTAGTAGTAGATCGCCGCGGCGTTGGCGAGGCTCGCATGCCCCGTCAGGTTGTACGTGCCGGCCTGCACGATGCCATCGACAATGGTGAGTACCGAGGTCAGCGGTGTCCCGATAGCCCCGTAGAAGTCGTCCGGGAGCGAGGCATTGACGCTATCCGAAGGCGGGAAGAGCCCCGGCCTTGCCGTGGAACCGAACAACTCCAGCGCAACATCGCCGCTCAGGAAGTCGTAGCTCTTCTGCTGGATCTCGTGCGAGCGGTTGTAGTCACCCGCCGATCCGGCAAAATCCCGCAGCACGTCCGAGGACACCGAAAGCCGCACCACATCGCCCACCTCCAACCGGTTGAGCGAGCCCAGCACTGTGCAATCAGTCGTCTGCGGAGGCGCGGCGTACGCGTCACGGATTGAATCCAGCCGCTGCGCAAGCGTCGCGTCCGTTGCCCGCTGGCCGTCCAGTCCGCGGAACTGGTAAGTCAGGAGTTTCGACTTACCGTGCGCATCGGCAGAGTCCCAGTCAATCCACCCTGTTTCCCGGATGAAGTCCTCAGCGATCGGGTCGTACGCCCACAAGATTCGAAAGTCGTTGTGAACCAGATCGTAGCGGTGCTCAAGCTCGCCGAGGGAGACGATCTCGCGCTCGGTGAGCGTCGCTACCGGAGAGGCGTCCGAGATCAGCGCGACACGTCGCCGAAGGCCCAGAGCGCCATCGGAGTACACCGGGGAATAGCACCCGAGCAGGAGGTAGATTTCCTTCTCGAGGAAAGCCTTCCCTTCCGATTGCTGCTTCAGGCCCACAAAGCGGAACACGAGTGCCGCCGTATCGTCTGTCGGGTCCCACAGATCAGGCCCGATGCCGGTGAAGTCGCTTAAACGGACAAAGGCTGTGTCGATTCCGAGGTGCCAGTGATCCGGCAACACGTTCGCGGTGCCGTAAATGATGCCGGTCATCACCGCATAGGCGAGTTTCGGCCCCGGCATCTCGAGGTAGATAAATTCCTCGACCTTCGGGCGCTTGTCCGGGGGCGTTACCGGATCTACCGCATACCCTTTCGCCACCGTGTTGTGAACACCGCGGGTACAGCCTGAAAAGCTGTCGGAGGTCTTCCCGGTATACCGGATGATCTCTTCTCCGAGCCGGAAGTACCCTACGGTCTGTCCTGGCGCATCCGAGTAGGACGTACCGTGCGCGACCATATGGAAGCGCGAGGTGTCGTAGACCGGAATGATGTCCGCAAAGGCGGACACCGAATCCCGCAACGTTGTCGAGACCGGCCGGAAGACTTCCTGCTGAAGCTCCCGCGTAATATCCGAGCAGCGAACCTCGTACCGTCCACCGCTGTAGAGACAGCGCGTAACGATCTGCGTCTGAAACAGTTGGAAGTCCGAGAAGTCCATACCTTCAGCGCCGAGGTACAGTCTCACTCGCCGACGCCTCAGTCCCGCGCCCTGCGTCTGAAGCTGCGAGCGCATCGCGATGGTGAAGGCTTGCGCCTTGTCTACCAGCGTGAAGGTGAAAGAACCTATTTCCGAGCGGCCCTCATCCGGGATAATGCGCTGAGAGATCGCCGAGGGTCGCTGCAGCATCCCTTGCAGCACATCGCCGGGAACATTCGGAATGTCGTCGTGGCTCGTGATGTACGGGGAGGCGACGTCGAACTCGATCTGTACGACGGCGCGCGGGCGCCTGCTTCGCGCCTCGTTCGCGAGCGCGAATTGGATCGGGTCGGCGCGCATCAGGCTTCGCGAACGTCGAAGCCGAACTGGATCATCCGTTCGCCATAGAGGCCCTTGATGAACAGCTCTTCCGAGGCGCCTTCGTCATCCCGAACCACGGTCATCTCAGCGAGCGGCATGTCAGGTGTGCCACGCGCATCGAAGGTGAAAGGCTGGCCGTCCGCAGTGCTGGCAAGAAACTCTCGCAGAACGGCCGCTTCCTGCTCCTGGATCGGTTCGAGCGTGATGCGCCAGATGCGCTCACGGCCGAAGTAATTGGTCTCCACCACTCCGGAAATGCTCTTCTGCTTCGTCTTCAAGTCCTTGCCGATGAATTGAAACCCGTCCCCCGTGATGA